TGTTTTGTTTAGTGTTGTGTGTAGGATTCCTACACAAAGTTGGTGCCGGTGTGGGTCTCCCAACCGACAGATATAGTATCTCACATATAACGTGTTATGTCAAGCGTGTAGTGGTAGCTGGTGGTATTTGGTGGTGGGGTGTGTAATGTACGGTAATGTACGTTAATGTTCGTTCGCGTAGGTTTGTAAGTCCTTGAAAAGTAAGTAATGTTCTAATGTTCGCTTTTTTACAGAATTGAATGGGTGTTTAACTTTGCAAAAGAGAAGCGAACAATGCCTTTCTCTTTCTGTTTTTACTCTTAAAATTCTGGGGGTATATATATATTTATAGAAAAAACGAACATTATATATATATAGGTCTTATCCTATGCTGGGGAAACCTCAGATACTCTCAGATACTCTCAGATACCACGCTTCAATTGTACGTTTTTGCCCTTAAAAAAACGTACATTACACGAACATTACCGAACATTACCGAACATTAGAGCCGAACATTACCCGCACCTCTAATCTAGGAACTGGTTTCGGATTTTGTGTAGGAATCCTACACACAACGTGTGCTGTGCACCGCTGCACTATGTCCCGGGCGCACATCTAATCTAGGAACTGGTTTCGTAGAAACAAAAAAAGCCCCGCCGAAGCGGGGCCGTGTGGTTGGTGGGTTGGTTACTTGTTGAAAGCCTTCATTGCTTGGATCATTACTTCAGTGAACCGCGCTTGTTCTTCCAGACTGTATTGCGAGACAGTGTTAAGTATTGTGAGTAATCGCGGATCGCGGATTGATGGGGGCAATATGCTCTTAGCTTCCGTCGCCGTGCCCGATTCGACCTCAACGTCAACGACGTTACGCGTGGTGCTATCAGTGCCCGATGCGGTATCTGGTTGCGGGAGCGTAGGCGTTTTTGGTTTCGCCGATTCCGATTTACGCGATGGTTTTGCAAGTATCACGTTCACAGTATCGCGCATATCGGATATGCCGGTGCTGATTTTATTGTTCGCTTTGGCTTGGGCTTTGGTGAACTGTTCAATCTTGGCAATTTGCGCTTTGGTTTGTGGTTTCTTGTTGCCATCCGCCAATTGCAGCTTGTGCTCGGCCACGTCATCACGAGTCATAGCTATAATATGTTTCAGTGTGAATCCAGCAAATTGTGTACCGAAGCGCTCGTCATTCGCAATAATGTAGCCCTCGCGGACGGCAGCATATTTTTGTGGGTTACCCTTGCTCGCGTAGAAATCGTCGGGTTTCATAATCGGCGCGTGATCCGCTCGCACGTATCTGTCCGACTTGGCCGACCATTTCATGCCTAGCAAATGCGCTAAGAGATTGCGCCTAGAGTTCTCAATATCGAAGAATTGTTTGGTTCCTTCTACAATCGCGGCGCGTGTTGTTGGCTTGAGATCGATTACTTTCTTTTCGTTTGACATTTCTGTTTCCTTTTTTGTTTAAGTTATGTCGGATAACCGACCTGATAAATACTACGCTATAACGTGTTATAGGCAAGCTTTTCCTAGGCCAGCAAATTTGTGTCGGATTCCTACACAAAAAAGGGGCACTGCCCCCCTATGACCCCGCACACGACTTGTGACTCCGCACTGCCTATGTATTACTAATTTACTCAAATAATCACAATTTCTCCCAGTTTGCGTATCACTTGACGTTTTTTGGTGGTACATAATGGTTTTCTGTACACAGGAGACCCCCCACCCCAAAAATTTAAGTCCCTGTACCTATAAAAATTTTTTGTGTATATTCTCGCCAACGACCTTTGAGTCTGCATACAATCTATGACGTTACTGATAGAACCCGAAATCGGCGTTCCCTATTCTGATGACATATCTCTTGTCGATCTCAAAGAAAGAGCGGCAGCGGCGTGCAGTACGGCGCAAAAACTCGCAGAGCACGGACTAGATATTGAACCTTCCAAAGAAGATGAAGATGTGGCAGCAAAACTTGCTGTTGCTTACGCGGACAATCCTGAGAAAACTTCTAAAATCGCTAGCACGCGGAAGACAGCGGCGCTTACACCTGCCTCGCTCGTACTTACAAGCAACATACTCCAAGAGTTTGGTCACGCTGTTGCAGAAAGTGCCGTTGAGATCCGACACCTAGTCACAAACAAACTTTTGCTGGAGTCGGAGAACGCTGACCCACGTATACGCATTCGTGCGTTGGAGCTTCTAGGTAAGATCTCAGACGTAGGGCTGTTTGCAGAGAAGTCAGAGGTCACTGTTACACATCAGTCTACGGAAGATCTACGTAACAAGTTACGTAGTAAGTTAGAGAAGTTAGTGAACCCTGATGAGGACGTGGTAGAGGACGCAGAGTACAAAGATGTCTGAGGCCGTTCCCGATTTTACTGAGGAAGAAGTTCAGCACATGCTGGATAACCTAGACTCTTTCTCAGATAAAGAGGTTGTGGAGATAAATCGCATCGTCGATGAGTTAGCTGTACGCAAAGCAAACCAAGAAGCCTTTGATGACCTCATAGAATTTTGCAAAAGGATGCAGCCAGACTACATTGTTGGCAAACACCACCGCATTTTGGCCGATTTGCTTATGTCAATTGAGCAGGGAGACAAAGATCGCATCTGTGTAAACATTCCACCACGCCACGGTAAGTCTCAACTCGTGTCTATCTTCTTTCCAGCGTGGTTTTTGGGGCGAAATCCGGGCAAAAAGGTGATGATGGTGTCTCATACCACTGATTTAGCGGTGGATTTTGGTCGAAAAGTGCGGAATTTAATCTCTACAGAGGCATATCAGGCTATTTTCTCCACTGTACAGCTTGCAAGTGACTCAAAATCAGCCGGTAGATGGAATACAAACACGGGTGGTGAGTATTACGCCTGTGGTATTGGCTCTGCATTGGCTGGTCGTGGCGCAGATTTGCTGTTGGTGGACGATCCGCACTCAGAACAGGACGTAATCAACGGCAACTTCTCTGTATTTGAGAAAGCCTACGAGTGGTTTACCTTCGGAGCGCGTACTCGTCTGATGCCGGGAGGCCGTGTTGCAATAATACAGACAAGATGGCACATGGATGACCTTACTGGGCGTGTTACACGCGACATGGCACAGAATGAGCGGGCAGATGAGTACGAAGTGGTTGAATTTCCCGCCATATTAGAAGTAGAAGACGAAGAAACAGATGAGATTGTAGAAAAACCATTGTGGCCTGAGTTCTTTGATCTTGAGGCGCTTCTTCGTACCAAGGCATCTATGCCGACATTTCAGTGGAACGCGCAGTACCAGCAAACACCTACGGCAGAAGAAGCCGCGTTGGTCAAACGCGAGTGGTGGCAGATGTGGGAAGCAGAAAACCCACCGCAGTGTGAATACATAATTATGTCACTGGATGCGGCAGCAGAAAAACATAACCGCGCCGATTTCACCGCACTTACTACGTGGGGTGTGTTCCTGTATGAAGAGACTGAGGCGTACAACATCATTCTGCTGAACAGCATAAAGCAGAGGATGGAGTTTCCAGAGCTAAAAGAGATGGCGATGGAGGAGTATGCTGAGTGGGAGCCAGATGCGTTTATAGTGGAGAAGAAGTCATCGGGCACCGCGCTGTACCAAGAAATGAGACGTATGGGGTTGCCTGTGTCAGAGTATACCCCTCATAGAGGGTCAGGTGATAAGCTAGCTCGCTTGAACTCAGTATCTGATATTGTAGCGTCTGGTCTGGTGTGGGTTCCACCTACACGGTGGGCAGAAGAGGTTATAGAGGAGATTGCTGGATTTCCGTTTATGAGCCATGATGACTTAGTTGACTCAACGGTTATGGCATTGATGAGATTCAGACAAGGTGGGTTTATTAGATTACCTACGGATGAGCCTGAAGAACAACGGTATTTTAAGAGGCGCGGAAGCGGCTACTACTAGAGACGTATCATGGCTATAGAAAAAGGTTTGTACGCTGCCCCCGAAGGCATCGAAACAGAAGCTGTAGAAGAAAGTGCGCTTGAGATTGAGATTGTTAACCCAGACGCAGTGACGCTGGATGATGGCAGTATGGAGATCACATTGATCCCCGGCGGTGATGAGACAGATATTATTGACTTCGGGGATAACATCGCAGATGCGATGGAGGATAGCGACCTTATTGCTTTAGCTGAAGAACTTGTTGGGTTTGTCGATTCAGATATAGCGAGCCGCAAAGATTGGGCGGACAGTTTTGTCAAAGGTCTTGATGTGCTGGGCTTCAAATATGAAGAGCGCACTGAGCCGTGGGAAGGCGCGTGTGGTGTGTACTCTACAGTCCTCGCTGAAGCGGCTATACGCTTTCAAGCAGAAACTATGTCCGAGACGTTCCCCGCCGCTGGCCCTGTAAAGGTAAAAGTCCTTGGAGAAGAAACTAAGGACAAGGAAGAAGCTGCACAGCGCGTAAAAGCTGATATGAATTACGAGCTTACCGAGCGCATGGTGGAGTACAGACCCGAACATGAACGTCTGTTATACAGCCTTGGCTTGGCTGGTAGCGCGTTTAAGAAGGTGTATTTTGATCCGAACATAGGCCGTCAAACGGCTGTATACATACCAGCAGAAGATGTAGTGGTGCCATACGGCGCATCGCATGTAGAAAGCGCAGAACGTGTTACGCACATTATGCGTAAGACTAAGAACGAATTAAAAAAGCTACAGTCCGTAGGATTTTATAAGGACGTAGATTTAGGTGAGCCAACGCCGTACCACACAGATATAGAAGAGCGTAAGGCTGAAGAGGGTGGCTACTCACTTACTGACGATGACCGCTTTACACTATATGAGATACACGCTGACCTAATTATAGATGGTGTGGACGAAGAAGATGGTGATGAAGAAAATCAGATAGCGAAGCCTTACGTCGTGACACTAGAGCGTGGCAACAACAAAGTTTTGGGTATTCGTCGTAACTGGAGTGAAGAAGATGAGTTAATGCTAAAGCGTCAACACTTCGTACACTATGTATACGTGCCCGGATTTGGGTTCTATGGTCTAGGGCTGATTCATATAATAGGTGGGTACGCTAAAGCAGGTACTTCTATTATACGGCAGCTTGTGGATGCCGGTACGCTGTCTAACCTGCCCGGAGGTCTTAAGTCTCGCGGGTTACGTATTAAGGGTGATGATACTCCCATAGAACCGGGAGAGTTCAAGGATGTAGATGTGCCGTCAGGTAGCATCCGCGACAACATTATGCCGCTTCCCTATAAGGAACCAAGCCAGACCCTACTAGCTTTACTCAACCAGATAACCACAGAAGGCCGTAGGCTGGGTGCTATCAGCGACATGAACATTTCGGACATGTCAGCAAACGCTCCTGTGGGCACTACTCTGGCGCTCTTAGAGCGTACCTTGAAGCCAATGGCAGCGGTACAGGCGCGTGTTCACTACGCCATGAAGCAAGAGTTTAAGATGCTCAAGACGATCATGGCCGAGAATGCACCGGAGCAGTACGATTACCAGCCGTACCGAGGTGCGGTATCTGCTCGTGTAGCAGATTATATGATGGTGGATGTGATTCCCGTCAGTGACCCAAACAGTTCCACGATGGCTCAACGTGTAGTTCAGTATCAGGCGGTGTTACAGATGTCACAGTCTGCGCCTCAGATATACGACCTACCACAGTTACATCGCCAGATGATTGAAGTGTTGGGTGTTAAGAACGCAGATAAACTTGTTCCTACAGAGGACGACGCAAAACCGACCGATCCGGTCAGCGAAAATATGAACGCGCTTGTTGGCAAGCCGATGAAAGCGTTTATATACCAAGACCACGACGCTCATATAGCTACGCATATGGCGTTTATGCAAGACCCGATGATTATGCAATCCATTGGGCAAAACCCACAAGCAAAGCCAATCATGGCTGCGCTACAGGCGCACATTGCAGAACATCTTGGTTTCCGTTACCGCAAGCAGGTAGAAGAGAAACTAGGTGCACCGCTACCACCTCCCGGCGAGCAGTTGCCAGAGCAGGTGGAAGTGAACTTGGCAAGGCTGGTAGCAGATGCAGGCAAACAGCTTACTCAACAACACCAACAACAAGCTGCACAGCAACAAGCACAGCAGAAAGCTCAAGACCCTGTTATTCAGATGCAACAAGCCGAGCTACAGATCAAGCAGCAAGAAGTGCAGCGTAAGGCAGCTAAAGACCAGATGGACGCGCAGGTCAAACAAGCAGAGTTGGAGTTGAAAGCTCGTGACCAGATGCAAGACGCGCAAATAGATCAGGCCGAGCTAGCTCTTAAAGAACAAGAGTTGATGCTAGAAGCTAAGAAAGACGGCGTTAAAATGGCTGCTGAACGCCGCAAGAACAACGCAAAAGCAGATGTAGATTTGCTAAAAGCGATGAAGGATTCTAACAACAGAGGCCAATAATGGCTAAAACCGTCTTTGACGTGCTAAAAGAAAAAATCGAGTCTGACAAAGACTCTGCACTACAATTTCTGAGCAGTGGAGGAGCTAAAGACTTCTCTATGTATAAGGAAACCACAGGTTTAATTCGGGGTCTCGAAACCTGTCTGGGCTATGTAGAAGACCTCTCGCGCAATTTGGAGTATGGAGATGACTGATATTGCAGAAGCAATAATCTCAGAAGAAGAGGTAGAAGCACAATTACCTGTGCCTGTAGGGTATAGGATATTGATTGCATTACCACAAGTAGAAGAGACCTTTGATGGTACTAACTTACTGAAGACAGATACGCAAAGAAACCAAGAACATGTCATGTCTATTATTGGGCTTGTAGTGGATATGGGTAACCAAGCCTATGGCGATGCCGAACGATTTCCTACCGGCCCTTGGTGTAAGCAAGGTGACTATGTAATGTTCCGTGCTAATACGGGCACTAGGTTTTCTATAGCCGGTAAGGAGTATCGTTTAATGAACGATGATTCTATCGAAGCCGTTGTAGCAGATCCTCGTGGCGTATCACGAGTATAAGGAGTAAGTTATGCCGTTTCAAAAAGTAGAGTTTGAGTTCCCAGAAGAGGAACAAGAGGGCACTGCAATAGAAATTGAAGACTCCGGTGCAATGGAGATTGATTTATCTGGTAAAAAGACAGCCGAAGACTACAAAGAAGTAGAGGCTGAAGTTGAAGTTGAGGCTGAAGCAGAAGAGGAGTTTGACATTGAGATTGTCGATGACACTCCAAAAGCTGATAGAGACCGTAAGCCTATTCCTCCACCAAATGACGTTACAGATGAAGAGTTAGACGCCTACTCTAAAAAAGTCCAAAACCGCTTAAAACATTTTAGTAGAAGCTACCACGATGAACGACGTGCTAAAGAAGCAGCCGAGCGTGAGCGACAAGAGTTAGAGCGGCTAGCCCAAAGACTTGTTGACGAAAACAAAGAGCTAAAGGGTAACGTAACTAAAAATCAACAAGCGTTACTTGAACAAGCCAAGAAAAATGCTAGTTCTGAAGTACAGTCTGCAAAACAGGCATACAAGATTGCTTATGAAGAAGGTAATTCTGAAGCGGTTGTTGAAGCACAGGAAAGCCTAACTTCCGCTAAGTTAAAGTCAGAACGCCTAAATAACTTCCAGGTGCCTGCTTTACAGGAGGAAGAAACTCCTGTACAAGACATTGAATCAACGAATACCCAAGAGGTATATCGCGACACTAGAGCAGAAGAATGGAAAGCAAATAATTCTTGGTTTGACCAAGATGAAGAAATGACAAGTTTTGCTTTAGGCGTCCACAAAAAGTTAGTGAATAAGGGGGTAGATCCCCGAAGTAACGAATACTACGAGCATATTGACGCTCGTATGCGACAAGTGTTTCCAGATCAATTTGAGGAGGAAGTATCTAAGCAAACAGTAAAGCGAAGTTCAAATGTGGTGGCCCCCGCTACGCGGAGCACTAAACCAAAGAAAGTTTTTCTATCGCCGTCACAAGTAGCTTTATCTAAACGTCTTGGTATAACTCCCCAAGAATACGCCAAACAGCTGGCTGCATTAGAAAGAGGAAATTAATAATGGCTGAAAACAGAATTAAGAGAGACAACGAAACTCGTGAAACTAAGTCTCGTAAGAAACATTGGGTAAAACCAGATGTTTTGCCTGCTGTTGATGTAGGAGATGGCTATGTTCCACGTTGGGTTCGTATTTCTACTCTTGGAGTAACAGACGCCAGCAATGTTTCCTCAAAACTACGTGAAGGTTGGGAGCCAGTTAAGGCCGAAGACTATCCAGAATTATTGTCTGACAGGCACGAAAGGTTTGAAGGCAATATAACTCAGGGTGGGCTACTGCTTTGTAAGGCTCCAGAAGAACTGGTCAAAGAGCGTAATGGTTATTACGAAAACCAAACTAGATCGCAGATGCATTCTGTAGACAACAACCTTATGCGCGAAAACGATCCTCGTATGCCTTTGTTCAACGAGCGCAGCACAAAAGTTACCAATTTTGGTAAAGGAACTTAAATTATTGTTAAGAGGTTAACATGGCTTATCCAACAGTTGACGCCCCTTATGGGCTGAAGCCGGTAAAGCTACTTAGTGGTGTTCCATACGTAGGTACAGTTCGTCAGTACAGTATAGCCAGCGGTTATGCGACGAACATTTTCTATGGGGACGCTGTTAAGTTAGTAACTGGTGGCACCGTTGAACGCGACACGTTTGATGCTGCCATGACTCCTATCGGAGTCTTTATGGGTGTTACTTACACCGATCCTAGTACCTCACAAGTTACTTTTAGGCAATACTACCCAGCTAGCACCGCCGCTTCAGATATTAAAGCGTATGTGTGTGATGCTACGGATGTGTTGTTTAAGGTTGCTGTTGTGTCGTCTGGCACTAC